ACGTACCCCTGATCGCTGTTGACGCCGCCCTGGATCGCAAGTTCAGCCCCGTTGTCGGCCATCATCACCGGCGCATCGCCGGGGATTGTCCCTAGCGAGGTCGCGACCCCAGCGGACGAGATTGAGGAAAGCGTAGACCCCGATACGACATAGAGCGTTTCGGCCATCCGGTGCTCACCGCGGATTTCCTGAGAACCGATATCGCAGAACAGATCCAAGCCCGGGGTGGCCATGACCGCGAACTGATCGGCCTTGTCGCCTTCCGCCAATTCGGAAAAGCAGTTGACGAGCTTTGCCCCACTCCATGCATTGAACCGGCCTTCCGAATATTGAAGGGCCGAAAGAACCTTACGAGTGGCCATACATCAGCCCTTCGTAATCGGGCTGCATGAACAGGGACGCGGGCTCGTTGTCCCATGCCAACAAGCGCGCTTCAAACTCCTGCGCCTGCGCGATCACGAACTGCATCAGGTTCGGGTCATTCACCGGGTACTGGCTGATCAGCCGCTTAGCACCGCCCCACATGATCGGCTCTGCCCACTGCTGCGGGATATCGATCGTCTCGTTCGTGGCGGTTACGATGTCCAGAAATCGGAAGTAAGTGTAGTGGATCGTGTACTGCGTTGCGGCTGAAGCGGAAGGTGCCGGCCAAAGATACAGCGTCCCCGTATCCACCTTCGGATCGAAGTAGAAGTTCACAGGGATCGAGGGTGAAACCAGCTTGTTAGGCTGGTCGAAATACTCTTGCCGGGAGAACATCGTCATCGGCACATCGATGCCGTTGCGGCGATACCGGCAATCAGTGATACGGAGGGCGCGAGGAGACACGACGTAAGCCGCCTGCCCCGCAACCAGTGCCAAGGAACCTTCCGTCGCGGTCCAGAGGTGCGGGTAAGCGGACCAGGTCTGAATGAGCCCGTTGAACGCGCGCAAGCCGTCCTGATACATCTTTGGCGTCAGGGCCTCGCCCTCCTGAGCAACGCCAAGAATGTTGAACATCCCCTCGATGAACTCCAGCACACTGGGCTGGTAAGTGATGATGCCTGAGGTGGTCACAGCGTATCCCCCGGATCGACACCCTCGGTGATCAGGATATTTCCAGTTTCAGTGGTCATGTAGGCGCCGGTCTGCCAGATGATCGGGCCTGCCACGAACTCGTCGGGAGGCTCGGGGCGCGAATATGGCAGCGCCATGTTGTCCTTGATCCCTCGCACGAAATCCTGCGGGTTGCGCTTGTCAACAAACCGATAATCGACCAGTTGGTTATCCCACTGCCGCACAAGGTTCTTGAGCGGCACCTTGAAGCCGGATGCAGGATCGAGTGCTTGCGGCTCAGCCGGGACCGTTGGCGTGCCGTATCGCTTGGGAGGAGTGCCGCCGCGTCGCCTCATCCTAGCACCTCTTCGGTCTGGGCGGCGATCGATACCGAGGCAGTCCCGCTCGTGGTTGAAGAGAGCAGGACATAGTGCCCAGCTGGCACGATGTAGGCGAGCGGCGCGGTGTTCGATGTGGTGATCTGCACGCCCACCGTGAGCGCGACCGAGGACAAGGCGGCCACCCGACACCGTTCAATAGTCGGTGGATTGCTGGCATCGCTCAACAATCGAACCATCGCGCTCGAATTGCCCTCCAGAAGCGGGTTCGTCACCTGCGTCACACATGAATAGCTGGCGAGTACTGCTTTCGTCGCGTTAGGCTGAAAAGCTGCACCAATGGTTCGCGCTGGCGTTGACGGCGTGACTGTACCGAAACCCGCAGGCCCTTGATCGCCCGCGCTTCCCGTAGCGCCCGTTGCTCCTTGGTCGCCTCGCGGGATAGAGAAGTCGAAAACCGCCGCACTGGACGTCCCAACATTGATGACTGTCGCGCCTGATCCCGGTGCGCCTGTCGTCACTGACCCTACAGCAACCGTGGCAGCAGCCCCGGTTGCACCAGTGGCTCCGGTATTCCCCGTATCGCCTTTGGCACCTTGCGCACCCGTTTCACCGGTCTGCCCTTTCTGGTTGGGGTTGATGACGCTGCTCATGCATCTTCCACCATGAGTGTCAGCGCACCGGAACAGCGTCCTGCACCCCCTAGGTTCAGGACCAGATCCTCCCCGTCATCGGTCATAAGCCAGCGGCGCTGATTGAATTCGAGCGTGATGACCGCGCCATCCTTCAGCTGAAGCGGGCCACCAAGTACGGTCGAACCGCTCTTGAACACGACATCGCCATAAACTTCAGGATCGGGCCGAGTGAGGGTCAACACGATGCGGAAGATACGCATCCACTTGCCCGGCTCGCCTGCGCGAATGACGTGATCACCGGGACCGCTGACATCCACTGCAACGGGGATCGAATCCGTGATCGGATTGCTCATGTCGTGGCCGTATTGAGCGCAGTCATTTTGCTGATCGAGATCAGCGATGCGCTCGGGTCCGTTCCATTCCACGGCGGATCATCAGGCGAACCGATGGCCGCGATAAGCTCGGATAGATCAACTGGCGTTCCGCCAGCCCCGAGCAGATTCATGCTCGGAATAAACGCCGTCTTTCCGCTGATCGGCGATGTAACCTGTTCGGCGAGGGTGTAATCGACATTCGGCCGATAGACGTCATTCACTGCCATCGGGGATTCCTTCCCATCCGTTCCGCTCGATGGCTGAAAGGAGCTTCCGGTCTCCTCGCGCCTCGGTGAGCGGGATTTGCTTCAGGACGCCTTGCGGGCCGCGGATCACATATTGGCTATACTCGACGCCGCCCTCGATGCGCCCCTGCTTAGGCATCGGACCAACCGTTCAGACGGGCCAGTTCGCGGAGGCAGGCAACTTCCTCCTCCAGCTTCGCTACGCGCGCAGGAATGGCCTTAGGCAGCGAGCCCCCCTGCTTGCCGTTCCCGTCAGCGTCTGTGCTGCCCTTGCGGTGCGTGCCAGCCATCACAGCCTCCTCAGCGCTTCTTGGCCGCGAGCAGATAATCGACCTGGAGGTTCTTTGCCCCCGCCGATCCGTTCGCGAAAAAGATTGTGGGGGTTAGTTCGGTGTCGGGAAGGAAAGAGGATGAGCCGTCCATCGATCCAACCGAAACGTCGTTGACGTAAACCGTGACCGTGGACTTGCCATCATAGTACCAACCGAGGGTGATGAAGTCGGTGGTCAGCGTGCCTGCGGCGAGCGAGGTCGAGCCGGTAGTAGCGTTCTTGCGGCACAGCGCAGTGATGGCGGTGACATCGTCAGCCTTGGTGAAGAAGATGCCATCCGTCGCATCGATCGGTGTGGTATCGGTAATGCACAGGCCGAGCACAAGCGTGCACTGGGTTGCATCAGACGCTTTAACTCGCGCCTTGAACAGCGCAGGCTTACCCGCTTCAAGCAGGAAGCTCGCACCAACCTTCTGCAGGGTGATGCTGTCAGTGGCGCCGGTGTTATTGGTGACTAGAAGAACGCCGCCGTCCGCGTCGGTCAGGGCGATTGTTCCCGTCGCGGCGTTGGTGACCGTCCAATTGCCAGCGGTGTAATAGTCGAAGTCGTCGAAATAGCTGTGCCAGCTCGATGGGTCAGGAAGACCATAGTTGCCGGTGTTGGTGGTCTTGGCGACGTTCGTAACGCCACCGGGGAAACGAGTAGGTGCAGACATCCAGACAGCTCCGTGACGTTCGAAAACGCGGGGCTGCCCGCGTCACGGTGTCGGCTTGGCTGTCTATGCGCACTGCGCCGGTTAGTGCAGAACCGTCACTAGCATACCAGTCAGACAAAGAAAAGGGGCGACCCCAAAGAGCCGCCCCACCCCGCTGCGCCGGGAGTTATGCGCCAGCCGAGCCGTAGGCCCCGCGGAAATCGGACCAACCAGCACTGAAGCGCTGATAGGCCTTGTATTTGAGGTTCGACGTGTCGAAGTCACCGTCCTGGGCGAACTCGGGACGCTCACGCCAGAAGAAGGTCATCCCGTTCTCCACGTCGGTACGGATAAAATAGGCATCCGCATCGGTGAAATAGGGGTTGATCTTCGCGCCATCGGGGAAATACCCCTCCGAACGCAGAGCGTTGATCGCGTTGTTACCCGAATCCGGGGTCAGCAGCGACTTGAGGATGCGAGCCGCTTCAGCCCAGTTCGCCGTAGCGACATGCAGCGACTTCGGCATGAGCGAGATGCGAAGCCCTCGGGCATCGACCGCATTCATGATCTGCGTCACCGCATCCTCCAGAGCCGCTTCCGTCAGATCGGCAGCTGTCAGGAGGTTGGACTGGCTTCCGTTCGGCGTCGGGTGCGACGCCGAGAACAACGGCTGACCATCACCACCCGCGAACGAGCTGTTGAAGCCGCGATTGTAGACGTTGGCACCCACATTCTCGACCGTCTGTCGCATCGATCGCCCGAGGGCTTTCGTCTTCATCGTGCTGTTCTTGAGATAAAGGTTATCCTTCATCTCTTCATGCGTGACGATGAAGCCCAGCGCATACGCAACATGCTGGTAGCGAGACTTGGTCTGCTGCTGAGTGGTGTCGTAGATGATCGACGAACCCTGAGGCTTCACGGGAGCGAGGCCGAAGCCCGGAAGCTCCACATCCTCCTCATAGTTCATCTCCGAGTCCTTGATCTCAAAGAGATCCTCGTACTTCTTGGGCCAGTCCTTGTAGGAATCGCCCCAGACGGCATTGAGACCAGGCCACAGAAGTGCTGGGATATTGCCGGTTGTAATCACGCCCATTTCAAATCTCCTTCACGAGCGCGGCTCAGACGCCGGCCACCTGGTTGGCGAAGCGGCTGCGGTTGAGCTTGACGAGCCACTGGCCCGCGGCTGCGCCCGTTGCGGCGGCGGTCCCAAGATCGTTGCCCGGCGATTGGAACTGGCCGATGATCTTGAGGTCGAGGGTGTTGGTTGCGGCCTCCGTAGTATTGTCCAGCACCATCCCGGAGAGGCCGGTGATCGTGCTGCCATTCGAGCCCACGCTGAAATCAACGTTGAGGCCGATAGCGTTCGGAGTGAGCGGAGTGCCCGAATTGATGTCCTGACAGAGCAGGAGCATGTTCGGGTCGATCGCCACGGTAATCACCGTTTGCGTGCTGGCAGGCGCATAGATCGGAGAATCTCGCGTCACCAGATCGACGCCGATGCAAACGCCGTCCTGAATGCCGCCAGTCACCGCTTGCGCAGCAATCGGGAAGCTCTGGACCGCGCCACCGACATTGACCAGCACCGAGTCACCGGTAGCTGTTACGATATCGCCGACGAAGATCGCCTGCGTATCACCAGATGCGTGGATGTACTGACGAGTTGCACCGTTATACGGCGAACCCGCGAAGTTCGAGACGGGGATGAACCCCTTTGGAGCGTTTGTGTTCGCCATAACGGCACCCTTCGCTAGGGCTAGCGAAGGCGTGCGAAGCAGCGGTCGTCAGCTAACCCGGTTGGAACTTTCCCTCGATTTTTC